TGGCGAAGATTCAAATCAGCAGCAAGGACTTTTTAATGACTGACTGGCAACTAGCAATAGCAAACCTCAAGAAACCCATGATTGCATGGGTCAAGGCTGAACCAAGAAAGGACAATCGACGGCGATGCAGGGCATGTAAGCGTAAGCGCGCACCTGTTCTCTTCAATAAGACTTCACTTATTTGCAAGGATTGTGAATTCGATGCCAAATCACGAAATCCCGATTCACCCTTCTACAGTTAAGACCAATCCCCATCCTGGTTGTTATAACCGGGGAAACTTCAAACACGGTTATACGGTAGTGGTGAAGGAAGTCGGCCCCAATGGATATACCGGCCGGTTCATGCCACAAGTCATCACTCATACAATGAGTAAAGAATGTCGGCAGGGGGTGTATGGGGAGTTAGAAGAATGTATCGGGTGCTCTGCGAAGAAAGACACCAGATACATTGAGGAAATGCGGAAACTTACTTAGAGGCGACGTTTTTAATCTTCTCGAACGTCCTTAATCCACCTAATCCAAGCATTGCGAGTACCAACTCCATGAGGTTGTCAGTCACCAGCACCGGGGGCAGGAATCCCGGCTTGATGGTGGCTGCAACCCATTGGAGTATTGGATACCCAAGGAAGGAATAGAACAGTCCAATTCCACACACCCAACCAATAAACGGCCTCCATCCACTGACGAAGACATTCGGATTCGAGGCTTCGGCTTTGTTGATTTCCAACTGTCCGACCATTTGCTGAAGCTCGCCATTCAAGGACAATTCCAGTAGTTTGGCCTTCGCTTCCTCGGCTTTCGTTGTGTCGGGGAATACCTTGTCGAGAACTTGACCGATTAAAGGAATAAATAGTTGCCACATGGTTACTCCTTATCGAATAACTCTCGTTCGGCTTTCCTACGACGAATCAGACCGGGCATGTCTTTACCGTTGGCCTTGATCCATCGCCCAAACTGCTGCGATGCGCCAGTGTAGTTATTGGCGTTGAGAAGTCGCAAAAGTGTCGAAGTCTTGAATGCGCCTCGGCCAATGTTGTAAATAAGCGAGCAGAGAGCATCGTATTGATTTTGACTTAGCTCGCAATCTACAAGATCGTTGATTGCTTCGGCAGCATCGAATATGTCATCGAGAAGATGCTTTGTCGCCTCTTCCTCGGTGATCTTGTCACCCTTCTTTACTCCCTTTGTGGTGCCGTATCCAATCGTCCAAACGCCCGCAGGGCAGAGATAGGCATCCTCCTCAAAGCCTTCGAATTGTTTGATTAGATTGAGGCAATTAGAGGAAGGAGTCATCCTCGCGTCCCGATGGTGTAGGGGCTTTCGGGAAATTGCGGAGTGGGGCGAGGCATCAAGATATTTCCCCGCAGCAATTCAGCCAGGCGCTTTAGTTTCTCTTGTTCATTCATGATTAGCTCACTTCAAATGGTCACGAAGGTAAGACCAGACCGACAACGCAACACCTACAAGAATCATCCATACAACGCCAGCTAGCGTCTTTTCTGCCACGGTTCGCCACATGGCAGCTTTTCTTTCTTCGCGTAGCATCAGCGTCTGTATAAACTGCTGCTGCCCAATTATTAGTGGATCAGCTTTCGATTCGGTCAGATCCGAAAGCTTGTCCCCCATCTTTTCAATCTTCTCATTTAGCTGTGCTATCAGATCAAAAAGAAGATTGGGCGAAGTCTTGGAAAATTGCTCTTGGAAATGCTCTTCTTCCGGGGAGGACATGGTTTTACCATCCGCGAGTGACAAAAATGAATTGATTAAAGTTGGCAGCAGTCAATGTTGTAGTCGCGCCCGAAGTTGCATCGACTGCGACATAAGCCGCAGATGCCGCAGTGGTGACTTTTGCAGTAAGCCAGTCAGTTTGCTGTCTAGCTTCCAAAGGGACATAAGCCGCGCCGTTTTGAGTGGCAAGATTGGACACCACTTCGCCTACAGTGATATTTGCCTGAGCAGTACCGCAGCGGAGGTAAAAGTCTGTTTTGCAGTCGGGGTATCCGACATTGTGAGTAAATGTCGTGGTAGTTGCGGTGGTGGTACAAGCCACGTCAGCAGACTTATACTGCCCCATGAGGGCATACCAAGTAATCGCCGTGGTGACACCACCAGCGACGGTAACTTGGCCGACGAATACCCGATAAACTTGATTGGCAGCAGCCCCATCCCCGACCTTCATGGTCATTTCTTGAATGTTGAAAGTGTGCTGGTTATTCGTCGTACTGTAGGTGCCGCCCCATTGATAAGCGGGCTTTAGTGCAGTGGATCCAGTGGTGACTACTCCGGCGCTCGTAATCGACAAGTAAAGGTACATTGTTCCATTTGTGGAAAGCCCAGTCCAAGACGGATTAGTAATCGAACCTGTGTAATTCACCCCGCTACCAGCGGCAGCCGTGGCCTTCAATGTCCCGCTTGCCGTGACCGTAGTTGATCCAGTGCTACCGCCAAAGGCAGAATATCCAGACGAATCTACGGGGCCAGACAATACCGTTTGTGGTACAGTCGGATTCAGCATTACTCCCGCCACTGCGGCATCAGCATAGGCCGTCGTGGCAATCTTTGTACTATTGTCGCCGGCAGACTGAGTGGTGCCTGTCGCCCCACTCGCAACGGTAGTCGTAACCGTTGCCGCGCTGGTCGCGCTAACTGCCGTATTGGCTACCAAACCGATAAGCTGAAAGTTAGTGCCATCATAGACAACAGTAACAATCGCACCTGAAGGAATATCAGACGCTGCTAGAGCAGTGTTCCCGTTTTTCTTTACATCCTTTGCCCCAAGCCCGGACACGTTAAGCGTAACGGCACCTGTATTAGCTCCGGCAGAAATAAACCAGAATGTTTGACCAGCAGCGTAAGCAGCCGGGGTAATGAGTGCGTTAGCAGTGATAGTGTCCGTACCTGATACAGAGGTCAGATAGTTCAGAGAGGAATTAGTTACTTGATCCGCCCGAGCGTAATCAGTGGTCGAAGCCGCTACCGCAACATTAGTGTGCTTATATCCCCCCATCGGAAGATTAGCCGTGGCTACGGTTTGCCCGTCTTTAGCGATAGAAGCTGTCAGAGCAGAGGCAATATCCGATAGGGTATTATTCGCCCATGTCGATGAAATGGTTGTCCCGGTGACAACAGGATTCCCCGCAGGTAGGCTATATGTTCCCGATCCGTTGCGCGACATAATAAGTCCTTATTTCAAAAACGTGAGTTTGTAAATCACAGACAAAAACTCTGCGACAATCTCATCAATAATGTTATTCAATGCAGTATCGGTTTTTTCTACGAATTCCCGGCGTTCTTCGATAACTTCCAAGATTGCTTTCAATACTTTGAGAATATCGCCATCAGGGGATTTCATTTCTGGGATTTTGCCAACTTTCTCCCCTTTGCGGCCCATATATGCCTCTGCGAACGAATCGGCCAAACCAATGATATTTTCGTAAAAATCACCGAGGGCTTTATGCTGTGAATACGAGTCAGTATTCAAATGCGCCGAATGTGCTACATTCCTCGCAAGGAACAGCATACCGATAAATTCTTTGCAATCTGTTTTCATATGACTAATGAGCAAGCAATAAGAATTATTTTAACTGCGGCAATTATTGCAATGATTCCCGTATTTAAATTACTCTTTAACAACATTAGCAAACGCTGGCGCAGTTACCGCAGCAGGAGCCGATAACATTTGCGGGTTATCCCTCAAAATCTGCGCTATTTTCTTGGCCGCTTCAGGCCGTGACGATGATGCAGCTACCAGTAACTTTTGAACCGGACTTGTATAGGCCAACGATCCACCGCCAAGCGCCAATGCTGTTGCTAGTGGGTTTGCCACACCGGACGCCCCCGCGATGCCCCATCCCAATCGTCCAGCGGTACCAGAATCAGGGACTTTATTTCCAAGAACATTTTGGCCTGCTGTAGCCCAATCTTGCATAAGCGCTGTACCGCGAGCGGTAGCACGATCACGCACGGAAGTATCGGAAGCTCGAACCGCATTCAATAGCTGACCGGGAGTAAATACGCCTTCGGTCGCCTTCGCTGCGGTTCCAGCCCGCTCAATCCTTACAAGAATGGCCCATCCTTCCCTCGCCGCTTTTAATGCTGCTTGTGCATCGGGGTTGGATGTTCGCTCTGCGGTTGATTGCAATAAGGTTTGAAGCTGCTTGACAGCGTTCGAGTAATCTCTAGCCCCAAAGCTTTGTTGGCCGGCAAAACGTGCCGCCTCCGTGCCTAGGTCGGAATATGTGTTTTGAAAATTAACGCCTTCCATTCCCCCGACCGGCGAAGCCTTGCCAAGAACCTTATCTGCGATCAATTGTTCAAACTTAGCCTTAAAATTCGGATCAAGGCCGGTTGCCAATTGGCGAAGGTTATTCAAATCAGCGGAGAACTGCTGGTCTAACTTTATGCCTTTGACTTTATTGATTGCCGAATCAAATGCACCAGATAACTTATCGCCAGCCTCTTTAATACCCGCTTGACCGATTTCATCGGTTTTTTCTCCAATTGGAGACAATGCCTTGTTAATCGTCGCTTTGTTAAATTGTTCTTTTGCACGATTCCGCGCTGCGCCAATCATCTCACCTACTAGCGGCAACGACATTGCTTTTTCTTCTATCTTATTCGCAGCACCGCCAAGTGCCTGTCCAATCGTCGGGCTGATTCCTTGCTCACGCAGCAAATTAACCAATGCAGCATTGGCAGGAGCAGCAACGGCAGCGACGCCTTTAGCAAGGTATTCGCCACCCTTTCCAGCAAGAGCGCCAAGCATTGTCTGTTTTGCTTTTTCTTCTGCAAAATCGCCCTGTGTTACGGGGTTTGCTGCGCCAAGCAATGCACCAGTTTTCAAAGCGCCGATTTTTGCAACAGAAAGCGGAGCAGTAATTGCAACATTGCCGCCAAGGCGGGCAAGGTCAATCCCTTCGCGGCCAGCACCCTGACGGCCAGATTGATACTCGGCTTCTTTTTGCTGAATGGCTTGATTGATTCCGCCACCTTGGCCGATCAGATTAGCGCCAAGTTGAGCAACCCCAACCGAAGGATCAGCAGCGCCCATTGCGAAGCCGCGCAATTGGCTTTCAGTTTTTGGGCTGACAATATTCGGCAGTTGTGCCAGCTTTTGCTCAATCCAATTAGGCGCAGCCAATTCCTTTTTTTGCGGTTGGGCCTGAGGCGTTGCGGATTGAGATTGCACAAATTCCGACAATTGATCTACCGTAGCCCCCTCCGGGCCTTCGATCTTGTAACGCTTACCATCCGGCCCTTCAAGAGTATAGATTGCCATTATTCAACCCCTACGATACGGAATGCAGAGGCCTTAGCCGGCGCTGGCTGCGGTTGCGCCTGCGCGGGTTGTACCTGCATGTAGTCAAGCAACGGGGCCGCATTCGGGTCAGAGCGCAAACGACTGATATTCTGTTGATGCACTCCGATCCGGTAACGCGCTGTCTTTTCGATTGCTGACAGGAAGGTTTGCACTTCAGGCTTGGTCATTGTCGAAATATCTCCAGACTCAGCCTTACGCAAAATCGCACGTTCGGATTCTGTAATCTGACCTTGGCCCTTCATCTGACCAGCAGCAGCAAGTTCTTGACGCGCCAAGCCCTGCATAACATTTCGGGTGTTTTGCAGCACCTCATCAGTGTTTTTACCAGTGATGCCCATTGTTTGCCCAAGCTGCGCGAGAGTAACGCGAGCATTTGCACCGGGGCCGAGAATGGCCTTATCTAGCCCCTCTCGAATTTGCTGTGCGTTCATCAGGGTTTGATTAGCAGCCTTTGCCTGACCGAAATCACCAAGAACAGTTTCTGCCGCACCTTTTCCGAGTTCGGTCAAAAATGGCTTTTGAGCAGTATTCACGGACACATTGGATGCACCAGCCCTTGCCAATTGTTGCTTGGCATTAAATAAAGGTTGGTTCAATACCGCAGCGCCATTCGGGCCGATGCTCATCAGCTTATTTGGATCGTTAAATACGGTGCCTTGCTGGATGGTAAATGGGTTGTAAGCAACTCCAGAAGGAGCAACTTCCATTTTCCGAACAGGGACAAGCGACCCGAAGTCGCCCGACTGAGCAAATTGCTTAATCGACTCCGGCGTGTAATCGTGCGGATTGATCTTTGAAAACAATCCTTGGTTACCTTCCGCTAGCTTCATCTGCTGCTGAATTCCCATTTGCTGAAGCATGGGGTCGCGTGACTTCAACAATGCCGCAATAGCTGCATTTCGATCCGGCTTGACTTCGGGAACGGGAGGGCCGGCGATACCTTCGGGCATAACCTGCTGCGGCTGGCCCCTCATAAGGTCAGCGTATTTCTGTAGCGTGGCGGCGCGCTCTTCGCCCATTTGTTGCGCGAGTTGCTGCTCTTGCTGTCCTGCTGCCTCCCGTTTCTTTTGCGCCATCCACGGATTGAGGGCTTTAGCCAATTGCTGCGTCCAAGACGGAGCAACGTAAATCCCTGAAACCATCTTGCCTTCCAATGGTTCCATAGATTGCTGTTCCAGCAAGTCAGCCATGCGCTTCTGGCGCAAAATCTCCTCTTGCTGAGTGCCCCAATCGGTTGGGATCGCGGGGGCGGCTGTTTTTGAAGTAAATGGATTAGCCATAACTCCCCCTACATACCAAACATTGCAGCACGCCCAAGACTAAACAGCCCGCTCATCATGGCATTTTGTCCTTGCTGCTGTGCGTTGTAGTTAGCTAGATCAGCACCGTATTGCGACTGCGCGGCTTGTAGATAATTCGGCCCTTGTGTAGTCGCCTGCTGCGGAACATTGGAGAAGGTAGGATTGGTAACCTGTGCGCCAGTGCGAACAGCATTCAACGTGTTCAGCGGTTCATTACGCAAGAATGCCTGCTCTTGTAGAGCCTGCTGGCGGGCTTGCTGGCCGATGTTCATGCCCTGCAATGCAGCTTGAGTGTAGGCATCGTTGCGGCCCTGCTGGAAGGTTCTAAACTCGTTATTCCAAGCCTCTGTCCCCGGTGCGATACCCTGATTGGCGAGGCGGGTGCGTAGCATTTCCTCATTCTGAGCAAATTGAGGATTGAGGCGCGACATGATTGCTTCTTGGGCGGTCTGCCCTGCGTTGATCTGCTCGCCGGGAAGTTTCCCAGTGTCAAAGGGCTTGTCGAGCATGTTTGATACATACTCTAGCCCCTTACCTTGCAAGCCCGCCAAACCAAGGGACGTTTGATTCTGCTGGTCAAGCAGTTGCTTTTGTTCGGGCGTCAGATTGACCGTGGCCGTCCATTGGTCTGGATCGTATCCGAATTGTTGCTTAGTGGCTTCAGGATTGGATGCTTTGGCCGCGTTGTAGGCAGCTTCATCCCAGTTCCCGCCCTGGTTATAGACCAAGCTACCATACGGGGTATATTGGGAGACTCGGTTAGCTTTTGCGGCGATTCGGGCGGCGTCTGCATTGCCTTGTGCGGTTGCGACGGCTGCGCCAGTGTAATCAGGGGCGGGGGGAGCATCACCCTTGCCAAAATCGTTATAGGGCGATTGAAACGGATTTACAGCCCCGGACAATCGCATGTAAATGAATCGACTGTTTAGCATTTTAACTTCTCCAAAATCGGACAGTTTTGTTTAAACATCCGATAAATGTGCAAATCCCCACGCCTTCCGGCATCTTTGAGGCTTGCTTCGTATTCAAAGCCCATTCGGCGCAAAATACGATGAGAAGCGAAGTTGTCCGTTTCCACCGCTGCCGTTATCCTAGTCACTTGCAATTGATTAAATGGGTAATCAAAAATGGCCCATAAAAATCGTCTTGCAAATGGCTGGCTTGTGGCAATTCCTGCTGTTATATTACGTCCATTAAAGTCAGTATATACCACACCAGAAACTATTTTTCCATCTCTTTCCCACCCTATATTTGCAATGTCCGTTACTGCTGAATACCCTATTCGATTCTTGCAAAATTCACTAACGCGGGAATCATTGCAAACAATCACAAAATCCCCCCAGTTTCATAAACTACGTCAGTCGAAACCCACCGAACATCAATACCCGCTGAGACAAGTTTCAGTTGCGGCGCAGCATATCTACCGACTCCGGTAATACCCTGCCAGTTTTGCAGTATAGTCATACCGCCCCAAATACCGCTATCCCATGTTGCCGAATCCCAAGAGGCAAGAGTAATAGGGGAGAATGTCAAAGGGCTTGTGGTTTCGGTCGTGTCGAAATCGACATTGATCGCACCCAGAAACGCAGGCGAGCCAGTCACCCGGAAAATCGGGCGCATTAGAGTGAATCGTTTAACAATCCCCGGTTTTCCATATGCTGAAAATGCCTGAATCGCCAAACTATTGATGTTGGTTCCGTTGTCGGCATTGGTATCCCACGCCTTACAGACCACCCCATTTCCACCGAAATAAGGCTGATCCTGGAATATCTCCCAGCAGTTAGCAGCCCATCCTTGATACTGCCCCCATGACTTTGTGATGGTACTCATCGCATACTGCTCTTGAGAACCGACGCTTACAGGGACATTCATCCACAATTGATTCTGTTGAGCGAAGTAGATCACTTGCCAACCAAAGTTATCGCCGTAGTTTGTCACAGCGTCAGAAATGGCAAATTGAATCTTGTCAGTCAGTGCAACACGTGGATTAACTCGGGACGATTGCAACGCGGAGGAAAGGGGCAATAAACCATCCTGAGAAATAACCAGAACATCGCCCCCCAACTTATACATGCAGCGCGATCCGACCGGAGCGCCGATCCGCCACACGCCCTTGAGCGCCCATGTGCTCGCGCTAGATGGATCTGTACCCTGATAAACGATCACTTCGCCTTTTGAAGTCACGGCGACATAGTAATCATCAACCCCTTGACCAGCGTCAATCGTCCAAGTGCAGTGTGCAACGATATACCCACCCAATTGAGCTACGGCAGACATATCCACTGCATTTGCTGCACCTCCTACCGCAGAGGTAGGCAGATACCACGTCTTTAGTGAATTCTTCTGGATGAACCACACCCGATTTTTAAACACAATCGGGCTATTCAGATTCGTAGTCGTTACCCCAGTAATTGCCGGAGTGGAAACCCCATCAATTGCCGTCCATGTCGTGCCGTCGTAGAGGTAGGGCTTATCTGTAGCATTTGCCATGTACAGATAATTCCCGCCCGATGTAGCGACATTGCAATACTGCCAACGAGAATTGGTCAAGCCAGAGAGAACCGCCGCACCAACAGCACCGGCAGAGGTGACGTTATAGACCTTCCCGTCGGAGATGGCGAATAGCCTAGAAGTCGCTGCGCCTTCGTAGTCCATCAAGGTCTCGACCTGTGCGGGTAGTCCTGTTGCGTGATTGGAATATCCCCCACGAAGCATACATTCCGAGGTTGAAGGCAGCCAGTTGATTAGACTGACTGCATCCGTCGGTGCCATTGCAGCGAGATTGTCTCGGGCGTTCCATCCTCCTGTCGGAGCAGGAAGAGAAACCGAGGCGGATACTTGACGCTTAGGGCGAAGCATCAGCCGCCCTGCCCATAGATAGAACCGTCAGGGATGTTCTCGAAACCGATAAGAACAGTAGAAGGCTTCGGAGACATTGAAAGAGTCGGAGAGCCTGAATCGTTGGAGCGAGCAATACTCAGTTGCGCTTGGAAGTCGCGTTCGAAAGCCGTAGTGTCGAATCCCTTGACCTCGAAATACTTTTTCTTGATACCGAGAACCATCAAACGGTCTGGATAGATGCAAGTATCCGAGTCTGCCAGAAATGACGATTGCGGCGTCCCGCCAGAGGATTCGGCCCAGCCGTTTGAGACGTACTCAAACCCTAGGAATTCATTGGTCGAGGTAATCGGCCAGATTTGAAACTTGTTCCCCATGATGCGATAACGCATCCGTGGGCCGGTCGAGATATAAGAGGACAGCAAAAACTCCCATTGCTGCGGAGTCTCTGGGCCGAGCATTTCCCAGCGTTTTGACTTGTCGTAATGGGTTCGGTCAATCTGACGGTCGAAGTCGGAAGGCAGGTCATATTTGGTCTGACCAAAGTACAAAGTCACCCCTGTACCTGTTTCGGTTGCCTGCTGGTTGAGTGTTACCTGAGTCGCGGAATCAACCGAAGCAACCCCGGTATCTTGGCTAATTCCAACCCCCGTAACCATGTAATCAGTCGATAGTGAGGCTGTCGTGGGAATATTGGTGACGGTGTAACTACCGTTCGTTACATTCCCCGTTGTGGTCAGATATTGCGTATAGAACCGATGCTGCCTATTTAGTGCCTGCCAAGGATACTCTCGCTGCAACTCGCCCCCTAGCGCATTGGCTAGGTAATACAGTTGTTGTACATCTGTTGCAGTATTCCCCACTACCGAAGAGGGCAGGGTGAGGCCCATTTCGACGGAGGCTGCTTGAACAAGTTGCAGGAGAGTAGAAGACATAGTTATTCCTTCGGTTGCTCTTTAGGTGGCCGACCACGCTTGGGCGAATCTTCTGCGTTCTGCCGGCTCAATTCCTCGATCTGACGCTTCATTGCGGCAATTTCATCGTCACGTTTGCGAAGCTCATCAGCTTGGGCCTGAACCAATGCGGAGTCTTTGGCATGGGCAAGGTAGGCTTTTGCTTTATCACGAAGCGAATAGGGAGAGATACCCGCCACCATGCCCAATCGGGTAATTTGCTCATCCGATGCCGAGGCGACCTGTTCAACGGTGTAAAACTTGAAATGCTTCAATTCCAGCGCCTGAGCGGGGTTCAGCAGCGACCAATCTTTAAGCAGGGTGCCTTGTACATCGCCCATGTCTCCGTTTTCGCGGAGGGCGTTTTGATACTGCGCCCAATGCATCGGGAAGCGGCGTTTGTGATCTTCATTGACGAACGTGTCAATGATGGTGTTTCGATCACCCGGCACTTCAATCGTTACGAAGTCGCGCATATCGTAAATCGGTCGGCCTTCCATCTGAGTCTTGAAGTTATTGACAACCTCTTTTTGATAGAAGCGCACCGCGAGGCGGGCATCAGAGCCTTGCATATCGGAATCAAGCATTTTCATTTACCTCAAGTGGTTGAGATTTGGCCGCAATTGAATGGAAGATGTAAGGCAGCAGCCCTTCTCCGTACATCTTGATTTCACAACCTAATTCTACCAATTCAGCCAAAAGTAAAGGGAATAATTCGGCCTGTTTAGCCATCGCTGCGTTTGACTTAAATACTCTATTTCCGACATTAACATCAAACGTCCATTTTTCAACAGGTGTGCGGCTTTGCGGAATAGCGTGCATCTGTCCGTCTTTGAATGACGAGTCATATCCGAATAGGGCCATTTTACGGAATCCCATCGTATAAACAAGCGCCATACCTGATAATCCGACTGTAGTACCGCCGCCGATCAATGTGATATTCCTATCGGGGAATAAGTCATCTAACCCCTCAATCTGGGGATGCCATTGATACACCTTTTTGCCTTCGAGAGCATCGAATATCTCTGGATCACACTGCGAGGCAATTAAATAGGCATTTGGATAATCGCCAATAAACTCTGTATTCTGTTTTCGTGAATCAAGAATAATCTGGAAGTCTGGTTTAATTCCATTATCAGATAATACTTTTGCCGAGTTATTCAGCGCAAAGATTACCCCGCCGACTTCCTTATATAACCGGATCATTTCAAGGTCGTTGATTAGACTCGGCCCTGATCCACAAATAACCGCTATTTGCTCATGCTCAGGAGAAGTCCTGATCCAGCCGGCGCGATTTTCGTTAGCTTTTACATTCTTGAAGATTTGGCTATTGTCTGTATTGGGGACTACGGTCAAATCCAGCGCACTTGCCCCACCGATTCGCCAGATGTTCCGCACCCATTCCTGGGAACAATTATGGGGACGTGGCTCGCCGTGAAAACACACAATAGAGGCTTTTTGCGGAGGATAGGGCTTGCAGTGGGCTTTGTACGAAACAATCCCCCCGAAACTATCCTGCCAGCGGTCACAGCCTCCGGCTACTTTCTCAATCCATGCCTGATCGCCACCCGGCAGATGAGGAAACCCGGCGAACTTGAACGAGTCCCAAATGTGATAGTTCTTCTCGGGGATCCATGACATCACCCCCGATCCTAATCCATGAGGGCGATAGAAGTCCCTCAATAGACACAAGTCACCCGAATAATCAAAGAACTCGCCAAGGTTGCCGACGATCAGCGTATCGAGGTCGAAGAAAAACACCTGTTCATCTGGCTTAAAAACTCCCCGCTTGAACAATGACAGCTTATTCCACCAGCCCTTAAGTCCTTTTTCTGGGAGAGGCTGAGTCTCGATAGACTGATTGATTCCAGTATCGTCATCGGTGAAACACACGAACCGGAAATACACCCCGTCCGGCATGTTGCGAAACACCATGTCTGCGAGGTTATTGACGTACTCCGCGCCACGATCAAGGTAATTGTCACTTTGGACACAACAGACTGTAACGCGCTTGCGTGTCTCAATCCTGCATTCCTTGGGAATGACTTTTTTCAATAGATGAATCAGTCCGGGCTTTTGAGTGTCGCGCCAGCGATAGTAAGCCGCTCTATCATCGAGCGCATAATGCCTGCCCTTGTAAATGCGCTTGTGGTTGTTGTCTATCGGCACTTCACCAACGATAAATTGCAGATCATCAACGCGGACAGGGACATGCTTAAACAGTCCTAGCTCATGTCCCAATTCTTCGATGGCATCATCGCCATAAAGATGCACGCAAAAGTCCGGCCAAATCCAGCCCAAAGTGCGAACTAATTCACCACCGAAGCAGGTAGCAGAAGCGATGCGCTGTAGTCCTGTCTTTGGGTTGATTCGGTTATATCCATCATCCGAAAGAGAGATATTCCAATCCCCTGCGGCATCTTCCAGAGCCTTTGCCCAACCCGGATAACGGGGTCTTGTGTGATCTACGATCATCCCATAGGTTTTCTCATTGGGATGCAGCTTTAACAGTAGATTCATTGCCCGCTGAAGCTCAAGATGCTCAGGCGCAATGTGAATATGCCAGCCTTCAGGCCAGTCAATGTCGTAGGGTTCCCCGTCAAGCATTACCGCAACTTCGGGCTTGTCGCCACTCTCATCTATCGCCTTGATTAACTCTTTCATGGCGTCAGGTCTGTTACGGCTTGCGATAAACCACACGGGCGAATCTCCTTAAAAAAAGGGGGAGAACGGTTTCCCGAACTCCCCCAAAGCTCCAACCATAGGAGGGTTAGATAGTTTGACCTTGCAGATGCGGACGGTCAAGAACAACACTGACGGTAGAAGTACCCGCTGCGACGGTGGCCGCATTGACAGTACGCGCACCCAGAACTTGTTTGCCAGAGGCAGCAGTCGAGGATACACGGCCAGTCGTAGAGGTCAGCCAAATCGCAACCGCAGGAGCGACCGCAGCAGCAGTCTTCTTGACCACCGCAGTACCACCGATCTGATACCAGCCGAGACCGGTCGCAGTGGTGTTAGCACTCATTGCAACGGCAACAGGTTGAGCCAGATTGGCGGTGTTCGGGGTCTTGGTCGTGGCACCAGTAAGACTGTTGTAAGTCACCAGATTGCCGACTTCAGTGCCAGAGGCACCAGCCAGGTAAATGAATTCACCTTGACCATAGGTCGGATCTTCGGCACGAACAACAGTACCCACCGGGATGCCAGTAGTGTTGATAAGGCCAGCAGAAGCCACGGAGGTAATGCTGGTGATAACCGGCAAGCCGGCGCGGGGTTCGATGATTTTATAAGCCATGATAATCTCCTTAGGCAATCAAGCCAGCAAAACCCCTTGGAACTCAGAACCCGAGCAGGTAAGGTTACCGGCCCAGCCAATGAGTTTCACGATGGCGTCTTGATTAACGGACTGGCGCTCACCACCAATCGGCACGAAGTTGCGATCCTTGTGGGGGCGCAGGTGCAGATATTTGGTGTTGAGGAACCACATGTGGTTAGCAGTAGCGTGACCACCGATACCGCCGCCGAGGACAACATCAGCCGCCGTGCCGCCACCGTAGAACTTCAGCGAGGCAAAACCACCGCCTGCGCTTTGTTCATTGGTAACACGCTGAATAGCTTGGAGGCTATTCACGTACAGCGAGTAATAGTTGTTGTCGGCCACGATCAGATCTGCCTTGTCAGTACCGCGAACCAGCTGAATCGCCAGCGCAGTCATATACTGCTGGATGTTGGCAGCAGATACAGCAGCACCGCCATCAGTCACACCAGAATACTTCTTCGACTGCCAGAAAGACCAAGTAGCGCGGTTGATGCCGCCGTAAGTACCCGACGAAGGGGCATCCGGCACAGCAGCAGCCAGACCCGTCAGATTCTTGCCGCCGTTACCCGTACCGTCCAAATACAGATCGGTGTCGATACGGTTCATCAACTGAGCCTCGGCCACCTTGATACGGCCCTCAAGCAAATCAATGATCTGCTCTTTGCCAGCGTTTTGCAGCATTTCAAGGCCCGACATGGTTACTGCCGAGGCGTATTGAGTGATGCTGAATTGCGCCGCCGAGATGGGGCTGTTCGGGGCAATGTTGAGGACTTCGTAACCCGAGTAAGAGTTAGTGTTATTCGTGGTCGAGTCGTTATACATGATCTCTTCCAGAATGACATTACCACCCGAGAACGGACGGACATTCCCGCGCTGCTTAAGACGCTGAAGAATGGGGTTGTTTTCAGTCACGTTATCAGCAAGCTCACCCGAACGGGATTGAATCGTGGTGGCGATGATATCCGTGATTGCAGAGTTGGCGAAAGCCATAGTTTTCTCCTTAAATCACAAGTAAATTAAACCCGCCCACCGAGAGCCGCATCAACTTGCTCGGCCAGTAGTGCGCGAATATCTTTTTTGCCATTTCCACCATTCACTGACCCTGTGGGGGCTGCTGAACGCGGGGAAACTGCTTTAGCCTTCTTCTCGGCAGCGACTTGAATGGGGTCTTTGATCTGAGGGGCTTGTTTAGCCTGAATCTTTGACCAAATATCACCATTTAGACGCGTTGCTTTGTCGTAGGCATCTTGAAGATTTTTAGCGATTCCGGCTTCAAGTAATTGGGCCATTGATTCGCGTACATCTTCAAAAAACTCGGCACCTTGTTTAAAGGTGTCAATTTCATTCATCAATTGATTGCTTTCCAGTTGCTGTTGTTGCGTCTGGAAGGCTGTCCATTGATTCTTAATCTGGTTTAGTTCTTGGGCCAATGCAGAAAATTGCGGGTCTGCTTGTTGGCCGGTCAAACCTTGAAGCGGGACGCCGTATTGGTTAGCCAGTTGCGCAAACATCTGTAGCTTCTGCTCAGGCGATCCCATTGCAAGCGTCTTATGCGCCATCCCTAGATTCTGTATCCACTGGGCCGGCTGAATGTTGTGTTGCTGCAAGTCCGGCAGAAACTGCTGCATTGCCTCATAAATAGGCTGTGCGCTGTCCCATTGGGATTTGTAGGTACTTACCCCCTTGGCGTATTCGGCCTCGCGCTGGTGAATGTAATCCTGTAGGCTAGGGTCAAGTTTCCCCCAATGTTCCTCATAGTCTTTCTTCCATGAGGACGGACGGGGCTTGATTTGGACTTCTTGGGGGGCTTCGGTTACTTCTTCTTGAGGCTTGGCAAAGCGGCCTTGATCGTCCCTAAACTGTTCGGTAGGCGAATCCTGCGGGGCAGGAGTCTCTACCTGTTCCGGGGCATCAAATTGGGCTGCTGCTTGTTCAATTGTGTCGCGGAGAGTAGTCTCGGACATTTTATCCTCTTGGGTCAGTACCAAGCCCCCACCGCTAGGGGCTTAGTGCGGCGTCTCTCGACGTTCGCGGAAGGCCTAGGCGGAACCTTTAAGCAGTCATCTGTGCAGTGATCGCTGCGGCTTGCGTTGCAGCGGAGTCAGAATTAGTCGTTGTACACCACTTTGCCCGACCTGGACGAACTACCCCGCCGAGGCAGTAAAAGGTATCCGTGGTGGAAACGGTGAATTTCTTGATAATCCGAATCTTGGTATTCAAACCTTGCGGATCAAGTTGTGCTTGGATTTCTGCAACTGTAGCCATGATTAACCCCTTTTATATACTTCCCTTGCAATAGTTTCTCGCAATCCGGCTGGTGTTTCAATAGCTTTTCTTTGCGAAATATACTTTGTTTCGTTGCCTACTTCAATCAAATTGTGAGACTTTAAATGTTCCCGATGCTGGCGGCGACCTTGGATCATTTCACCCGTTACCATTGATTGATAAGGTTGAATATCGCCAAGGATATAGGGAGCGGTAGATTCTGAATAATGTTGGGAATATTCCACAAAATCCCGCTTTTCTTTATCCCAAATAAACCGGCCACGGCTCGGCTTATGATCTTTACCGAAAATGCGGTCATAACCATCTGCAAAAGCCTCCTGATTCTCTGGCCTGCGATTATCTCCCTTGCCGCCGTCACTCATGATTCACCTCGGGTCTCATTGAAGCCAACATATGTTTCGCTCGGATATCCATTTCAATCCTAAACTGATCCATTGCCCGCTCATTGGATAACCGTTGCTCTTCCAATACTCGTTCAAACTGCTGCTGCATCAGCATGCGTTGCGTTTCTTGCTGCTGGCGGAACTGTTCAATCATTGCTTCCTGATTGAGTTCCTTTTCCTTGAAAGCCATGTCCATCTGTTTAGCCTGCATCGCAGCTTGGGCCTTGATTTCATCAGGATTTGGCTGCGGGGGCTTGGGCTGCATGGCTTGTTGTTTCAACTGCTCGGCAGCCTGGTCAATCTGGCCCTCGATTGCCTTACCAGCCCGGAATCCAGTCACGCCAAACTTGAGCAGATCGGTGATGACAGGAACCAACTGCGGAGCCTGTGCGCCGGCTTGAATGGCTTTTTCAAGGAATCCACCCACTGCGGTAAGGAATTCGACTCTGTTCTGCTTCTCCTGCTGTTCATCCATGAGAACCATCGAATCGGCAACGATATCCACGCGGAACGAGCGGAGAGGTTCATTCTGAAGCAACTGCATCGCCTGCGGAACAAGCTGTTTATCCGCATCGCTCAATTGGTCAGCGGCGGAGATTTGCAGGATAGTCTCGGGGTCGAAGTGCTTGCAGATGATTTGCGCCTTCAATCGAAGCATATCGGTCGCAAATCGAGCTACTTCGTCTTGGTAAGACTTCAGGCGCAACGAGGCATACTGGCCTTTAATCTGTTGAGCAGTCGCTGTCTCAGAGGCTACGGATTGACCACGGACGATATCGGAGATACCCGTGATATCGTAAATCTGGTTCTTGACCTGCTGCATTGCCTGATAAGCAATGTTCAATGCTTCGGCAATGGGCTTGATATCCACCAGATCAATTGCACCCTTTAACCCTTGCTTTTCAGCGAACGCCGCCCAATTCTTGACGGGCAGGAGGGTGTTGTTATCGCCCTCGGTAAAGAGTCGAGCCAATTCAGGGATAGAGGCGTCATAGACACCTTTAACCTGTAGGGCGCGGATCAATCCCCAGATCCGATCCGATAGCACGTCCAATTCCTGCGCCTGATCTTGGTACATTGCATAATCAGGGATCGGAACAAGCGTGTCGTTAGTCAGGGTCGAGAATAGAGGCTTCGGGCAGGGGAAGAATCCCTCAAGTTCCAATGGGTCGGACTGTTTATCAAGAATCTGGCCCATCGTCTTGGATATCCAGACGGCCTCGCCGGTTTCCTTGTCCCAAATCTCATACACAAGGGCGCGCTTATCTACGCCTTCAGTGTTCCCGATCTTTTTATCATCGGGAGAGGAATCAAGGGGGATCTTGTCAGCAATATCGGGGAAGCGCTCGCGGAGCATTTGGCGGGTCATATAGACCTTGCGCCAAACTTTTGTTACCTCTTCCCATGTCCGGCAAACAGAATGTCCAAAGTCTCTCCAATGAACATAGTCGGTCGGAGCGCACTCGTAATCCAGAATCTCCATTTGGCCCATTTCTTCTTGGCCTTCGGATTCCTGATCCTCGGTGATCTGGTAACCGTCCTCGGGGAGTCCTTGCTGTTCTTGCAGCTTGAACTTGGGCTCGTAACGCACCCATGACGTGCCACGGCCACCAAGGAAACGATCACACAATGCCTCGTTCAGCGTTTCGCGGTAATCGGGATAATGGTTGATCTCATAGTCCAATGCACGCTCTACGATGAGCGAAGCCACCCGGCCTACGGGGTCATTGTCACGGAAACGACGAGATACATCGGGCTTGGGAAGTCGCGCAAACGTGGCGGATTTCAGCGTCTGGACGTTTGACCAGAGGATGTTATAAACCGCCGAGTCAGAGGCTTTTCGGTTGTCATCACGGTATTTCTTGATGATCTTATCAACGCGGTTTGCCCAAGTTTGAAAAGCCTTGTCATACTTGGCGATATCATCCAAGTAATATTGGACTTCGCTTATTGCTTGAACGGGTTTAGTAGTCATACGTTTTCAAACCAGCCAAGTTGAATAGATGC